AATTCGTATGAGTACTTTTTAACTTCAAGATGCTCTCTAATAGTAGTATTCTGAACAAGATGCTCTACAAATGTTCTTGTATTACGATTGTTGTTTTGAATATCTACTGTAGTTGTTGAGTTAACGGTACCATTAATACGTTCTGCAAAACCTTTTACAGCAAATGCATACGCTTGTGATTCTGACGCTTGTTCAAACTTACTTTCACCCATGCCACATGCATAAGCATAGTCGTCTTTCCAAAACAAGAAACCTTCTGAACCAATTTGTTCACAATCCATGTACCATGATGGATTAGCTTTAGTTTCTCTGACGTCGATTGTTTTCATTGAGCTACACGCACCTAATGCGAGTACTAGTGTGCCTACAGTCAATGCCTTCATAGTTGCCTTCATTTTCATAACAGCCTCTCTGTATGTGTTAATGTAGTCTATAGTATACTAGGTTTTATCCAGTAAGTCAAGTCTTAATTAATCTTTTGGAATTCTTTTTTATCCAAAATAACCACTTCATTTTAGCACCATCTCTGTCCCAATCAATAAACTTATTGGGTACTAATCTAAGATGGAAAGGATATTTGCGACTTATTGTGTCACTCCAGCATTCTGTTCTTTGTTGTCTCCAAGGAAATATACTTGACCCAATCCGAGCTAATCCCACACAGGCAGGATACTTATGATCCTTAATCAAGTCTCGAATGTATTGGGTCAAAAAATTATCTTTGCACGTAGAATATATGTAAGCCAATCCTACCGATCAGTAACATATCTTTATTCCATTTAGGGTTGACATAAGTTGCATGGTAATGTGTTGCGCCATCAGCAATACCAATTAAGTAATCTGAATTAACCATGCGATACGCAATAGTTTGTGCTTGTCGCCATTCATCGCCAATAGGCGGTTCGTCTGACTTGCCGTCACAGAACCAACTAAACTGACACCTATGACGAATAGGAATGTATACACGTTCACTATCATCTAAATCAGGATACTGTTTTGTCTTCCAGCTTTCTTTCCAACGTGCTTGATACACTACTTCACAAATTGTATTAGGATAAGCAGTAGAAGATACTCTGTTCATAACTACATCACTTACTGCCGCTTTGCCTGCTAGATTATCTCCACGGGATTCGTAGTAAATGTTAAGTGCCAAACAGTATTCTTGTGGGTGTGATGTTGCATTATATAGTTCTCCAACTGACACTGATTCTTTATCATTCATCAGTGTTGATGCTTGAAGGTGTTGCCCGCTCTGCGCTGTAGATACTACTACAAATGCAAGTGTTGTAAATATTAATAATGATCGCATAATTCTCTTCATCCTTTATTTAGATTGGTGTTATACATACTAAACATAGTACTTTAGTTGCGCCTCATCTGTGCAATTTCTGTCGCTTGTTTCTTTCCTGTCTTATCGTCATCGTCCGCGAACACAGGAACCATATTACTTTTGTGCATTGTAGCAATACCTACAAGTCTGCGTTCACCTGTGTATTGCATAGGCTCTTTCTTAGTGCATGGTGCGAATGTGTTCTTAGAAACATAACTAGGTATCCTGTCTGACTCTCTAACAATAGGAGTAGAAGTATTGCGTAATGGTGCGACTACAGGTCTTGTCTTAGATTTGTATTCGCCTCTACAATAAGCAATGTATTCTTCAACAGTATCAAATTGGTGTGAATGTAAGTGTTTTCTACGCATATCTTTATTATGCTTTCTCCACTTTACAGTATACTCTTCAATCTTCTTGTCTGTTAGTTTCTTCTTCTTGCGTTTCTTTGTGTTCAATGTGGTTAAGCCACGAGCTAAATGCATTGTCATATTAGGCTCCTAGTGCAAAGTTAGGATCACAGGCTTGTTGCCAACGTTCGGCAATTGCTCTAGTGTGTTTACATTTACCGTGCATTGTCATACCCATACAATCACAAGTAAAGCCTTTCGATGTCCACTCAACAGTATAGTCATCACCACGACTACCTTTTACTGGCCACTGTGTGCCAACTGCCCAATGGTCTTTCATATCCATAAAGTCAGGCTTGAAGTATCTAGGTCCATATTGCTTTTCATTATGGTAACTCCTTACTTGCAATAGTGTTTACAATCATTTTACTATACTTCTCATTAGTACTCCAAGGAGAAATATGAAATGCTAATTGATCGTAATCCCATATATCTAATTCAATTTGACGTTTACGTTCAATACGAAAGTTTTCGTATGCATGGTGTGTATTAAGAATGTTAATAGCATCTTGTACACTAGCACATTTTGTAGGATAAGTCTTTACACCAAACTCTGCGTTAGGTAAGTCAAGCGGCTTCATTTGTGGTGTATCAGGATCCCATGTTCGTATACCAAAAAGATTGTTACCGTCTCTAGTAAACCTACTAGTACCCCAACCACTTTCAATACCGGCCATAGCAATAATAATAGAGCTAGGAACACGTTGATCACGTGGAGTTGTAAAGTTTATAAAGTCAACACATTGTCCTACTGCGTCCATGAATGAGCTTGAATCTGTATACACGAAATCAGGTTCATGCATACCGAGGGCGATTGCCTCTTTTAAGAACTTGTTCTCAATTTTCTTCGTGTAGTCGCTTGTTACAAAACCATTTGGATTAAATGTACCAACACCAAATGCGAATGCTACAGCAGCTACCGAGATACCTGTGATAATTGCCTTACGTTTTATGCCTGTCCAATTCATTTTATGCCTCTGCTTCATTAGTTATAGTAATACTATAGCACCTTTTGAAGCAAAGGTCAAGAAAAAAGGTGCCATAATGTTGGAAATGGCACCTTTTGGTTAGATTTTTTAGAAGTTTACGTTAAATGTTAACGCTAATTCTCTATCAACAGAATTTAAACTTGAATCTAGATCTTGCATCAAAGCAACCTGAATAGCTGCATTATCGCTTACTGGAACTGATACACCTACTTCAGCATATGCATCTGCTCTATCAAGATTAAATAAGTCACCTTCTAGTGATGACCAATCATATCCTAGTTCTGCGTATGGAGTTACCAATCCCGCATCAAAAGCAGCACCAATTGCTGGACTAATTCTTAGTTCGTCTTTAGTAAATGAATCACCTACAGTATAATGTAGTTCTGGAGCAGCGTAAAAAGTAAGACGAGGTGTCTCACCAGTTACTGGATCTGTTGCACCAGATGTGAATAGTCTACCAACTGTTAAACGATAGTCATCGTTCGCACTGTCGTCGATAAACTCAACTTGTCCGTATACCATACCAAAGTCATGTTTGATACCATAAACGTTTGCTGAATCAGCAAAGTCGTAGTTAGCACCTGTACCTGCAGAAATAGTAGTATTGTCTGAAGTAAGGTTAATGTTCATACTAATATCATCGAAGTTATCAGCATGAGCTGTTGTTGCTAACGCAATAGCGAAAGCAGTGGTCATTATTATTTTTATCATTTTTATTATTTTCCTATAATTTTGAAGTCGCAGGGTTGCGTCCTTTTTCCAACACTGATTTTATTTAAAGAATATACAATCAAACTTATATACTCATTAAACTGTTTCAGTGCCTTTGATGTCTTTAATAAAAGTAAATTTCTCCGTTTGGCTGCTTAGATATTCGATAACTTTCTCTGGTGCTGTTTCACCATAAGGATCGCTATCGGCGCCATCACAGTTTTTGCCTGGCTCTTCGAACCATGCTTCGATTATACCGTCATTAATGACAGCCGCATAACGCCATGAACGTTGTCCAAATCCCAAATGCCTTTTGTCAACTAGCATTCCCATCATCTGTGTAAACAGTGCATTGCCATCTGGAATGACTTTTACTCTTTCTACACATTGGTCTTTGGCCCACTTGTTCATAACAAATGCGTCATTAACAGAAATGCAGTAAACTTCGTCTACTCCCATTTCCTTAATCTTGTTGTAATTTGTTTCAAATCCTGGTAGCTGGTACGTGCTACATGTCGGAGTGAATGCTCCTGGTAAACTAAAAAGAACTACTCTCTTTCCTGCAAAGTAGTCGCTGCCGTCAACGTCTTGCCAACGGTAAGGGTTTGACCCTTCGATTGATTCATCTCTTACTCTAGTTTTAAAAACTACGTTAGGTATTTTTACACCTTCTCTCATAGTGTTTTAGTTCCTTTATGTTATAAAATTGTATTACAGATATTATTTACTATAAGTTAGTATATGGTGTGCTAGATCTGAGTGCATTTTTAATAATATGGGTTATTAAAGTTGGGGTCATCCATTCCGTCTACTGCTGTTACTTCTGGAATGTAATGTTTAAGCATGTTCTCTACACCCATTTTAAGAGTTACTGTGCTACTTGCACAGCCGGAACATGATCCTTGTAGTAAAACACTTACACGGCCTGTTTCTTGATCGAAGTCTTCAAACTTAATAAAACCTCCATGTTGTTCTACAGCTGGTTGTACCTGCTCGTCGATAAGTTTATTGATTCGGCTAACTGTATCGTCGTATTCTTCTTTGTTCATATGTATATTTATCCTAGTTATTGGCAGACCAGCAAGGAATCGAACCTCAATCTACGGTTTTGGAGACCGCCGTAATACCATTATACCACTGACCTTTACTTCAATAAAGTGCAACTTTTCTGTTGCCAGGTAAGTTGCCAACCCCGTTACCTAGTTAACTAGGCTGCAAGAGCAAAATTATCGTTTGCGTCTATAAAGTTGCTTGATTTACGGTCATCGCCTACCGGTAACTCCACGTTCTCTCATACATCAGTCGATCCTAGTTCGCCCCCATCATAAGCACATTAAATTGTCTGTGTTAATCTTCAATGTGCTTATGGTGGAGGCGCGGGGTACCGCCCCCCGGTCCTGTCTGTCGTTGATTGGCTTCAACGTTACATGTATATTTATACTACCATTGTAACGGTTTGTCAACCTTTTTTTTGAAATTAATAAGGATTAATATCTAAGTACTTGCCCCATTCGCTGTAGTAATGGCGCATGCCGACCTCGTCATGGATAGTTCCATTTTCGTGTCGACCATGCAATACGTTACGTGCTTCAGTACCTTCACGCATTGTAGTTCCTTGTCCTGCTACACCAATTAGGTCTTCGTGTAGGTTACGTCCAAACGGTCCCCATATGCTGTTGTGATGATTAATGCGTGTGCGTCTTTCTTCTGGTGTGTCTTTGCGTAGTCCATACCCTCTGAACTCTATAAGAACTTTATTACAACCTAATGGAGTAACACTGTCGCTTCTATACGCACTGCCACGCAAGTTAAAATTAAAGCCTGGAAACAAGTCTACCATATACCATTGGTTGGGTGGCAGATTAGGAAAGGACAGTTCGCCTCTATCTTCGAAGCCTTCATACTCTTCGTAGTTGACAGTGAATGAACTTACATTTACATGTCCGTTGTCAAAAGGTATGTTTTTACGTGCAAAGTATTCATCGTTAAATCCACTTACACGATTGAAGTAGTGCATGAAGTCGTGATAGAATTCACTGTTGGTATCGTGCCACAGTTTGTAGTTTGTATCTATAACTGCTTTGTGATAATGAAACACTTCCATTTCTTCTGTGTCAATAGCATCTGCTATACAATCAAATGCACCTGCTGTCCACTCCTCAACACTCTGTGTAGGATTAGGATCAAGTGTTACCCATACCATACCTCCGTGCTTTACTTCACAGTGTAGTTTAGGTTCACTCGTTACAACAGGTGCTTTAAATGTACCGCTTGGTTGACTAACTCCATAGTTTCGCCATGCATGAACACGTTTGCCAGTGTTGTATGCAAGTACGTTTACACCTGCTATCTGTGAAGTTCTAAAGTCTCCTTGTTTATACATTTCACTAATGTGACATATAGGTACCCATACCTTTGAAAAGATACGTTCTTGTTCTTGTGCAAATATTTCTGGGCAGTTGTAGGCTGTGCTACTAATTGATTCTACTACTGGCTTCTTTAACCAGTTGGCGTGATTACGTGGTGGCATCTAGTTCTCCTTACGATGTATTTAAACTAATATAACATGTAAAAAGACTGTTGTCTAATAGACTGTAACTATGAAGTAATAGTCAAAAGAAAAGGCCCCTAAAGGCCTTTCCTTAAATATTCAAAACTTATGAAGGTCGAATATCTGATGCTTGTGGACCTTTAGGTCCTTCCGCCATTTCGTAAGTAACTGCTTGATTCTCGTTAAGAGATTTATAACCGTCACCTGAAATAGCTGAGAAATGAGCGAATACATCTTTTCCGCCGTCGTCTGGAGTAATAAAGCCAAAACCTTTGTCTGCATTAAACCATTTTACTTTTCCTGTTGCCATTTTTATTTCCTTAGTTATTAATTATGCCGCCTGTCTTTCTACTTCTTTGTCTTTCACGACATGGGTAGCCGACTTCTTGCCTGTTTCTGGTCGGATAGGCTCCAACCATGAGTCCGCTATGTATGCTTTAGGTGAATCTCCAAACTGATTTTTCAATCCAGTTGCTTCAATCCACCAGTAATGATCTGTCACAGGACACATGCATGAGACACCTCTAAAATCAAAGGTATCATTCTGCTTGTACTTTCCAATGTATTCTTTAACAAGGACAATCTTGCCGATATTTTCAGGTCTTACTGAATGTATCACTTTTGCTAAATCACCTTGTTCACACTTCATATTACTTTAACCAAGCTACTCGCTTTCCTTCTTTAACACGTCGAGCGTGTTCCTCTGTTGAGCCAGGATATCGCCAAGCCCAAATTGCTACTAGCACCATTGCACCACCACTCCACATAATCGCTTTCAGATTCTCTGTAGCAAACCATGTAAAGATAATAGTTGATGCCATTACCAATACCATTAAGTACTTTCCCTTTGTAGGGAAAACACGTTTTTTATTCCAATTTGTTAAAAACTTACCAAACCACGGATGATTGTATAACCATTTTTCCATTCTTGGTGAGCTTTTAGCAAAGGCCCATGCAGCGATCACTAAAAAGATGCTGAATGGAATACCGGGCGTTACAATTCCAATGTAGGCTAAACCTACACATAGAAAACCTATACCCATGTATATATATTTTTTAATTTGATTCATTTATGTACCGCCTTTGTTATATTATATAGTATGCTGTGCTTTTTGTCAACTATGATCTGACTGGGCGGAAAATGCCAGATATTCTACCATTACTCGATCTCCAGCCACCTCTCCAACTATTTGTAATTGAGCCACCTGAAGGGTTGTTGTTTGTTGCACTTGCTTTATCACTTTGATTGCCGCCGACAAAAGTATATACACCTGGCGACGGAACAGTGTATATAAAGTTAACGTGACTGTAGTTCCAAACCACAATGTCACCTGGTTGACCATCTGATAGTGGCACAGGAACTCCACCGTATACGCTTGTTTTATCTCTAAAGTCATATGCTCTAGCACTTTGCATATATTTGTAACCTGTTCTTTTTAATACCCAATTACAGAATCCTGCACACCAAGGTGTTTGATCTGTTTTCCAATATGATGTATCTGGAAAGCCTAATTCTTTCCATATGCCTATAATATTTCCGTTACTAGGATCAACGGTTTCGTCCCATGCATTGGTTGCTGCTTCGTCTAGTAGCTGAGTTAAGAATCCTGGAATTCCATTTGCTGCTGCTGTTGAATTGGCAGCACTTGCATCAACTAGTGGAGTCGTAGTTCCTAGGTCGTCAACACCTGCTGCTGGAGCACCCTCATACCTTTGTGGTACTTGGTTCTCTGCAATAGTGCCATTACTTTGTGTACCACCAGTTGCTCCTACATCGGGAGGATTTGATATTGCTTCTTGTATAACTGCATTAATTGCTGCCGCTGCCGCAGGTGAAATTATAATCGGAGGTACATATCCTTCGTTTGCCCAAACGTTTGGAGAACCACTTTCTGCTGCATTAGCGACCCAACTTCCGTGTCCGTCTGTTGCATCATTCTTGCGGTGTACTTTTATGTTGTTTGCAAATACTGTAGGTGAACCAGCCGCAGCAGGATCTCCACACGCAGTAGTATCGCCTATACGTACAGTTTGTTCGTTGTTTGTAAACACATTCTCCGAACCAGATGTGTATGCTTCTTGATGAAATGGATTGGGAGTAGGACTTGCATGTCCTTTGTGCTTATCTACATTTGTTCTTACTACTTCTGGCATACTAGTACTTATCTACTTTGATAGTGCAATACCTGTAGTAGTTTCAGTATACTGTTTACTGATGTTATCTTCTGTTTTAGCAACACAACTTACTGCATTTGCTTTAAGCATAAATTTGCCAGCTGGTGATACGCTAAACATAAATGGTGCAAGACCTAATCCTTTTTGCTGTGCAATAAGAACCATTGGCTTGTGTAATACATAATGTGTATCAGTTTCTTCTTCTAAACGTCCTACGATTTCTTCGCCTGACGCAAGTTTAAAGGAGACATTATCGCCTACTTTGTATGGTGTTTCAATTAACATATTATTATCCTAGTGAGTGTCCAGTACCGTTATAACCTGTGTCTTCAACGTACTTGAGTAATTCGTTGTATCCACCGATCTTTTCTTCACGTACTGTAATTTGTGGAAATGTTCGTGCTGTTGGGAATTTTTCAAAA